CTACCGTCCGTAGACGACGCCTTCGTCTCGCCAAACACAGTCTCAGGCTTGTTCGTCTGATTCAACGAAATAGCCGCAATCGTTTCTTTAGTGCTCTTGTCAGACGTTCCACCCGTAATAACGTCCGTACCAAGGTTGTTGTCTTTCCCCTCGCCAGTGTATGTCCGCGTTAAATACCCACCGTCGTTCTCAACCCACTCAAAGCCATCACCCGCATACTGACCCGTGCTCGATACCTGACCAATGGTCTTCTTCTCTTCCTTTGGCTTCGATGTCGAACTTGAAGAACCGCCGCCAGAGTCGTTGTCGTCGCTGCCGCCACCCCCGCCGCCGCTGTCGTCTCCACCAAATGTCCGAGGGTCCAAGAGCCAAGGTGCACGGAACAAGTCTCTAATCATCAGTTCACTCCTAACGCGTAGTTCGCTCCAATGAAGCTATATCCCTTAGCCTCCAAGATCCGCGAAAATTTACTCGTGTCTATACCAGAATCCTGACCCAACCAAACGGATTTTGCTCCCATCTCCTTGGCCCACTCCTCAAATATAGACAATAACATCAATCCAACTCCTGAACTTCGATGCTCTTCTACTACATACCATAACACATCCCGCGCTATGCTATCAGAACTAAAATACCACGGAGCACTGTATCCTGCAAATACACCAACAGTACGTCCATCCCCGTCAACCGCCAAAACCAACAACTTATGGTCCATCTCCGAATACGTCCGAGCAACTTCCAACATCTTCTGCTCGTCGTACTCAATCATCCCATTGAAACTACTCTCCTCAAACGCAGCACGACCCATCTCCAAAAAATCACGCTCAACATCCTCAGATAGCTTCCCATCCAGAACTATATACTCAATCATGTCTTCTTTCTGTAAACACTCTCAATACCACCAGGCGTCGAATACTGCTTAATACTCCCCATACCAGGCATACCCAATCCACTTAACGGACTCATCCGACTGCTCTTCCCATAACGACCACTAGGCGGAGGCGCACTCGGTGCACGAATCCCACCACTCGATCCAAACAATTCCTCAACCAAACGCTCATAATCACGGTCAGTCTTCTCCGCAGCAGCCGGAACAATCCCACTCTTGCCACCCAATAACGACGACGCATACCCCTTCGCAGCAGTGCTCGGCTTCCCAGCGTCAACATTCCCCGCTCCACCATTGTACGCCATCAACGCCTTGTTAACATCACCATCATACTTCCGTATCAATGCCCCCAAATACTCCGCACCAAAACGCAAGTTATCAACAGGATCTGTACGATCCTGTATCGGAGTTACTCCAAACCCAGGATTAACAGCCGTCTCAGCCATAATCTGAGATAACCCAATCTCACCAGCCGCTCCACGAGCAGAGGGATCAAAGCCGCTCTCCTTCTCAATTAAACGAACATATAACTCCGGATCTACTCCATAACGCTCCGCCATCTGCGCAGCTACTCGTCTCAAACGATTTGTATCTTGCATCTTGAACCTCGGACCTAGGGCACACGCTCACCTTACAATAATCTCAAATGAAAATATACCCGCGATTTTTTCTGGGCCTAGGGAACCTAGTTGTTGTTTGGTTGTTGCTCAATGGAATTACCCCCGAATGAATTTACAAGACTAACATTATAGAGACGATGACACGCGACAGCCCCGCCAAATAAGGGGGTGCCCCTGCTGCAATGCAGCATGGTTCGCCGCAGCGCGGCGGAGTAACCCCTGAACCGCGCTGCAATGCAGCGTAAAATAATTTGCATTTAGGCAAAATAAATGTCGATTACTTGTTGTCTAGGTGTTGACATTCAACAAAATATAATTAACTTGTTACTTGTAACAAGCGTTACAGTTTAACATTACGAAAGGAAAGACAATGTATAACACAATCAAAAAGATCATCGAAGCGGATAGCCACGGCATCGATTACCGCGAAGATTTAAAAGCCGAACTGGCCTTGATCAATCAAGTTGAAGCGGACCTAAAGGCCTTGAAGCAAGCACGTCGTGAACTAGCAGTCGAAGCAGGTTACGCACAATTCAAGACCGTGATCATCAAGGAACATATCCGCAAAGAACACCCACAAACACGGTTCTACTGGAACAAATAATAACAGGGGGCTACGGCCCCCACCCACCAACTAGAAAGGAAAGACAATGGAAAAGAAACAGAACTTTGAGAACATGAAACCCCACGGACTATTCGCAACACCTGAAAGCAAAAAAGCGATGCACGATTATCTTGCATCATTTAGTGGAACCGAGGCCGTGATCGCCACAACATGCGCGATGATGATGTATAACTACATCGTGACAAATTATAACCTAACCAAGAAATAAACTACTTGTAGCCCAGCAACAACTGGGCTACACTCTACTTGTTCAATTAGAAAGGAAAGAACATGACTAGACCAATAAGCACAATCGCTAAAGATATCCGCGCCAACTGGCCCAAGGTGAACTACGCAGCTGAACCATACCTCAACGCGATGTATTCACTGAACAGCATCGATGACATGTATATCATGGATACAGGCAGATCAGTGGTCCGCTACTTCCTGTCGAACGCTACAACATGGCGCGGCGACAAGGCGCGTGAAATCAAGAAAGAACTAAAGGCAATGCTCTGATGTATCACGCAATTGATACACTGATCAAATGGTGCCGAGGTCAATCGACCTCGGTACTTGAGGATGTACTTGGCGGCATTGCATTGTTTGCGATGCTGTTCATTTTACTACTACTTACACCATGAAAGGAAAGAACATGAAAATTGATTGGAACAACATAACAGTTAAGCACCACGACGTTGAGATATCTCTCGCGCACCACAAAGAGGATGGCACGACTCTGATCAAAGAGGCGTACATATTGGATCATCCTCTATATGACGACAGCAGAGATCCGATTCCCTTTCAGACTCTGACCGGATTGATCAACACCTTGGAAGCTATTCGGGATGACATCGATGCTAAACTAAGCACAGCATTACGAGGTGCAAAACAATAATAGAATCCCTGGCCCGGGGTAATGGGCACCTTTCCTTTCAACCCTGCGGCCAGCCAGGCCGCAGGGTTTTTTGTCAAGGCGCAGGATCGCAGAGTAAATTAGTTGTTGACTGGTTGTTGAATGCATGCTAGATTCTAGGTGTTCTTAATTATTACGAAAGGAAAGAGAACATGAAATATTCATACACAGACATCGACAGCCTTCAGTCCACACGTACTGATTCGATTGAAGATTACGATCTTCAAATCAAGATGATGAAACACGCGTTAGACAATGGGTTTGATAAATCGCTTGAATGGTCTGGCAAGCGCATGTTGCGCGAGACAATCCGCGCTCGTTTGTCATCGTTGAAAGCGGCCCGTGCCCGTCTCGATTCGTTGATCGACGAAGCAAACGACATCGATCTAGATTAAGGAGGAGGGGGCTTCGGCCCCCTATTTTTATTATGGAAATGACACCAATCAACGCAGTCCTAATCGCAGAAGGCGAGATCGAAGCGGATCAAGATACGCAGATCGAAGCCTGGCAATACCTGGTCGACACTGGGTTAGCCTGGTCCCTCCAAGGATCATTCGGTAGGATGGCCCAGGACCTGATAGATCAGGAAGTGATCACCGCACCATGAACCGGGGGCCGCAAGGCCCCCTTACTATATAGAAAACAACAAGGCCGCAGAGTCGCAGGGCCGCAGGGCCGCAGGGCCGCAGGATTAAATAAAACTTTTTACTTGTTGTCCGCTTGTTGTTTTGCTACTCTCGAATCGTTAACTATTACACAAGGAAACACTATGAAACACGCTATCATTTACAAGGGGCCTAGCCTATTGGATGGTCAACCGATCGTGGTTATTGCCACATATTCAAACCGCAACACAAAAACCGGACACGTTGTACAAACCTATATCTTGCGCAGCGATATCAACCCGCTTGAAGCAAGCAAAACAGGCGCGGATTATTCTATCTGTGGCAACTGCCCCATGCGCGGCGAAATAACAACAGATCCAAACCGCAAGATTGCCAAGGGCCGCAAGTGCTACGTTAACCTAGGCCAAGGCGTCTTGATCGTTTACAAGTCATTCTTGCGTGGCGTCTATCAAGAGGGCGACCCGCGCACCATGGGCCGCGGTCGGTTCGTACGCGTCGGTACATACGGCGACCCCGCCGCAGTACCGTCGGAAGTGTGGGACGAATTACTAGCAGAATGTGAAACATGGACAGCGTACACACATCAACGCCCTTGGCGTCCAGATATTGCCATGCAATCGGTCGACAGCCACGCCCAAGCGGTCGCGCATTGGGAAGTAGGCAACAGAACTTTCCGCGTGATTCAAAATCTAGGGCAGTTGGACCACAAGCGCGAGGCACTATGCCCCGCATCCAAAGAGGCAGGGCGTCGCGTCCAGTGTACCGCATGCAAATTGTGTCGCGGATCAAGCAAAGCCAAGTCAATCGCAATCGTCGAACACTAATCCCCGGGGGCTTCGGCCCCCTTTTCTTTTGTCCAGGGTAACTTTCTGCACGAAACTTTCCCCCTGGCACATAAAACTACGAGGCCGCAGGGCCGCAGGGCCGCAGAGTCGCAGAGTATTTATCCACCAAAAGAGGGCGCAGGGCGCAGAACAAAGACGCAGGGTCCTCGAACCTCGATCCTTGGGCCGCAGACAACCCGCCTTGCAGTAAATCAGGGCCTTGATCCCCCTCAAATAAATATATGTGCCTTGAAGAGAGGGCCTTTACTAAGAAAAAATTTGCCCCGCCTCGCGCAAAATACGCCATGTTCCAAGCAACTTGATGAGGCGAAAGATTTACGGCGTTGCTTTTGGTTGTTTTTAATTCCATCCAAAAGGGTAGGCCATCCCACACCATGTGTACATCAGGAACACCGCCCCCATGTTTGTTTTCAATCCTTGTCGCGAAGCACTTCTTCGGTAAGTTCGTGCGTATCTGTGTCCAGAAATTCGCCTCGGGTCCCCTGCTCATCGGTTATATCCTTATACTCTCCTTCGATCTGGAACGCCTGAGGATATTGTTTCTGCAAGGCCGCAAGTCGAGCGGTTATCTCGTCCCTCGAAAGCTGATCGATGGTGTTGATTGTTTCTCGTCTATCAATAGTGAGACCACCCAAGGCCGAGCGTATCTTTTCCGCATTGATTGCAGCAGAAAACTGACCCGCATCTTCCGCACCTCGGGACAACTGATACAATCTTTCAAGCTGCCCGATGGTGGACACACCATATCTACGCTCTCGCTCCTGTCTCAGTTCTTCGATGTACTCAACGACATGCGGGTAGTCCCTGCCATTTAACAAACGAGAGGCATGCTCTTTCGCAAGATCAGGTTTGTATCCCGCCAGTCTGGCACATTCCGCATTCGAATAGATACCCTCGACAATCTTCTGTGCAAAAGTCATCTGCCGATTAGTCAACTGTCTACCAAACTCTTCTTCAATCTCTTCTTTTTTAGATGGCATCCTGTTTACACCTGTTTACACTTCTTTTCCAAATCGTCTCAATCTATCAACAACTATACCGCAAACATATTGTGACGACAACCGCCCCCT